GGTTAATCTTTCTCTAATTGTTTCGTATTGCGGAGGGGTCTCATAGTCACCTACTTCAACAAGCCTATCGCATATAAACTTGTTATACTCGCAAGTTACAACACATTTGTTGTCTCTGATGTAAGAATCCCATCTTAACTCTAAAAGAGGATCTAAATAGCTGTTTTGTTTGTACATGGCTACTACGCCCTGAATAAAACCTGAAAATACGTCTTTGTTCATTGTGTTTAGTTTTAAATTATGTGCAAATATATATTTAATAACAATACAATAAACATTCAGTATAAATAAAATAATAAAATAATTTATAACTCATTGATTTTCAAGCTAATTATTTTTAGAATAATTTTAATTGATTAAAATAAAGATGTTTGTATTATAGGGTTATAGTTAGCATCATATCTTTTATTTTCACCTTTTGGATATTGTTCTTGTTTATATTTTAATTGTGATTTTAATAATTTAATTTGCTTTTTATTGCCAGTAAAAAAAATGTATCTATGTTTCTGTGGTCTTTGCCTTACTGCTAAATCTTGATAATTGTTATTTTTATTTTCGGTTACTGATTTGCTGTGTTTATTTGGATTATTAATATCATATCTTTCCGTTCTTTTAGCACTTAATCCAGTATAAATCCAATTTGTAGCTTGATAAATATATCCATTATGTCCTTGTGAAGTATCAGCATAACTAACAATTATCAAATCATCAGGCAAAAGTTTTAAGCAACTTGAAACAAAATAACTTAATACATTTTTTTCTAATCCATCATTTACACATAGTCTATTTAATTCATTTACTTTATGAGCATTTTCTAATCCACAAACTCCAACACATAATGACCTTGAGGCTGGACTTCCAAAAGTACAAATTCCAATTAAAATATTATTTTCATTAAATAAACCAAAAGAATATGATATACTACATAATCTTTTTGCATAATGTTTTTTTAATAACCATTCTTTACATAAATAAGTTTCAATACTTTTTACAAAATATTTACTTTTTATACTCATAATGCTTTTAAATCTTTATACGTTTTACCGCTTTCTTTTAATTTCATTGTCATAAATAATAAGCATTCAAGTTTAAAATAATACTCAAATGTTCTATTAGTTCCGTTAATTACTGACTGAACTAAATTATCATATCCTTTTGGGTCTTTTGTTTTTATGTTTGATTCCACTAAAAATTTATTATATCTAACCTTAGCTTTATTAGTTATTGCGTCCGTTGATTCTTTGCTGAATACTACTTTGTAATTATCATTTAAAAAATCAAATATTGAAGGTAAAAACATTACTTGGTCGTTGTGGTTAAGAATAGTATCGTACCTATCAATATATTTAATATCAAAGTTTTCAAAAAAGTAATTAGCGATTTCCGTGTTTTGATTAAAAAATTTAGTTACTGGCTTATCTGTTGTTTGTGGTATATTTTGATATTTAAACCATTCTTTAATTGCCTGTTCTCTTTTAGGTGAAGTAAAATAACCTTTAATGAATTTACCAAAGGTTATAACTCCATAACCTACAAACTCCCCATATTCGCTATTTAAACCACGATTAAAAGCGTTTTCTACCTCACTTATAGTTGCACCCTTATATTGTTCAATAAGTGTGTCATAAACAAAACCAGCCACGTTTTTAGTTTGTTGGTTATCCAAGTTGTATTTTTTATTCTCGCCTGACAAATCAATTGTTCTAATTATCAGCGCATAGAGTTTAGTTAATACCTCTTGTTTGTCTTGATGTATAATTTTCTTTTCGTTTTTAGCTTCAATATAAGGTCTTAAATATTCGCTAACTTTCTGCATGGCTTCAAGTTCTATACCTGAAAATCCATTAATTGTATTTAGTTGATTCATCTTTGTTTTGTATAATCGTCCCAGTTAATATTTTCAATTGCTTTCATTGCTGTTGCTATTCTTACTTCACTTGTGTTATTTTCTTTAATAAATTCAACCTTTGCTTTTCTAAAAGCATCTTTAACCCACATATTAATAGCTGCATAATCTGACTTGTATTTTTTTCCTGTACTTGCTTTATAGTCATTTAACTTATTTAACATCCATTCTACTTCATGTGATGCAAACTCTTCATTTAATTTATTAAGTTCAGATTCAGAAAGAAAAACAAATTCTTTTATATTTATTTTATTTTCTTTTATTTTAATTTCCTTTCCTTTTATTTCCTTTATAGCATTGCTATCGGATTGCGTTCGCAATGCGTTCGCATCATTATTGCTTTTTTCCCATCTTTTATTAGCTGAATTTCTTGCTTTATTGCTTTTTTCATTACGTTGGTTTAATCTTTTTTCAACTGATAAACTTCCAAAAGTATCTTCATTAAAAACAAATAATTTAAAATCATTAATTATGCTTTTAATTATTGATTCATCCACTCGTAATTCAAATGCAATACGTTCGTAATCCGTTTGCAATGCGTTCGCATTATTATAAAGGTCTTCAACTATTGCCCAGAATATTCCATAACCTAATAAGCCATGTTTCATGATTAGACGTTTTATTTTTTCGTCTTGTCTGGAATTATAATCATGAGAAAAATAATATGTATCTTTCATAAATAAGGAAACCCCCTAAACTGTAAGCTCAACGACCAAGTAAAAGCTTTACAGAATAGGGGGTAATAAATTAATTTCTTAATCATGGTCGTTGAAATCTTTTACAAATATAAAAATTATTTTAATTAAAACAAAGTATTTTTTTGAGGTCTATCGCCTTTTTGCCAATCAGAAAATTTTTTGTTACCCATTTTTTTAATAAAGTGTTTTATATTATTTCTATATAAACCTACTTTAAAATTAGGATTAATTGCAGCTTGTTTGTCATCTTCAGCAATATCATTATAACCAGCTTCAATCATTTCTTTATGATTATGAAACACATCTGAATGCCTATCAATTTCTTTATTAATTAAGTGGTCTTCCTTACCGCCAAATGAATAAATAATTATAAAGTTGCTTGGAATGTCTTTAATACTTTTAAATAAAGAAACTTCTTTTGTATAAGTATAAAAAATACATTGTTGGTTTTTCTTAGCTATGTTAATCCAGTCCATTGCATAATCTAAGCTAAAAAAATCCCCAGCATCATGTATTCTAATATATTTATCAATATATTTTTTAAGTTTTAACTCCTCATTTATTAATTCAATCCATTTAGAACGGTTAAATAAAACAAGTTCAAGTTTTTCAATATGTGCTTTCCTTACATTTGAAAACATATAAGTTCCATTTTTAGCATAACAAAAAGCTGCACATATTCCAGCATTTGGGCAAGTATTAAATTTTTTACCATTCGTTAATGTAACCCAATGAGCTGGTAAAGTCCATCCAAATATGTTAGACTTTTTTAAATCTGAATTTTGAGTAAATAATTTCATAATTTCACTAATTTACAATTTTCTCTTAATTCACTTAAATATATTTTACCTTTATTTGAACTATAATAACCTTGTAATTCATATCTTTTTTTCCAATTAATAAATGCTTCTTCGGCTTCATTTTTTGTTTTATAGTATTTAAAAGCATCTATAGAAAAACCATCAGGGCTTAATATATCATATTTATTTTTCATTTTTTTAATTTTAAATTTAGGATTGCCTATTATTGATAATATTTTTTCTTTTTTAATTTTATTAATTACACTTACTGGCGTGTAGTAAACACCTTGATGTAATTTATTTATTGCTTCTTCTAAATAATTCATGATTCCAAACCTTTATAAAATTCTTCACGCATTCCTGAATTAACATTGTGGTAAATATCAGATAGCTTATTCATGTATTCGCCATGTATCATGTTCTTTTTTTCCAACTCTTCGACAAACATAAAACCTATTTTTTGCCACTTGTTAAAGTCTTGTTTCATCTTCTGTTTATATTTGCCAGTTAGTAATGTTGATTGTTCTACTGCCGCTTTAAATAAGGCTATAAGCATGTGAGATTCAAATTCAATCTTTGATTCTTCAATTGTTAGTACTTTTTCCATGTTCTTTGATTTTTAATTTATAGATTTTAATTAGTTCCTGTATTTCATCTAAGGTTAGTTTTAAAGCGTCACCTCTTGCATTAAATAGCTTATTATAGTTATATTCGCCTATCCTATCTTTTAGCCTTATTCCGTATTCAATATGATTACCATGTTTATGTTGGTTGCAGAATACACATTGACCATGCACATTTGATTCGCTGAATCTAAGGTTAGGATAGCTACCAACTGAAAAGAAATGTCCAGCATCAAACTTTGAAGTTAATGGTTTATCGCATGAAATACAAGGCTTGTTTTTGTCTCTTTCACGAATGTACTTATTAAATACAACTTGTAAAATTCCGAGCCATTCAGTACGTGTATGAGTATTTTCAATCATTATCTTTTTTTTCTCTTTCCACATTTTCTTTTCAGCTAATACGGATGCGCATTTAAACGAACAAACTATTTGAGTTGTTTTTGAAGGAGTGAAGTCTGCACCACATTCCTTGCATTTTTTATCTTTAATTTTTTTCACAGATTTTATAACTTTTTTAATTCATTTTTAACATCCAACCAATAATCAAATATTTGTTCATGTGATAAAGAACTATATTGATATTCCTTAATGGCATCTAATATTTCTTCTAATACTTTAAATGCTGTTTCTTTTCCAAACTTCTCCGTCAGTTCGGTTGCTTTATTTTTTGGCATCATAATTTTTCAATTTCTTTTTTAACTTCAAGTAAATACAATGTTTTATCAAATGCTTCATCTAAATTCCCTGTAATAAATTCCATTGCGAAATCTACTGCATCTAAAGCACAATCTTTTGCTAAAAAATAACCGTCTTCATTTAAAATATAAATATCATTTAAATCAGTATTTATTTCACAACCATACATTTTGCATACTAATTCTTTTGCTTTTTCTTTTGGTGTCATGATTTCTTTCCATTAAATGATTCAAAATATTGATTAAATAATTCCCTTGCTAACTTTACTTTTTCAGTCATTTTTTCAATTACCTCTTCATTAGCATTTACTCGATAAATAAACAATCCTAAGTCCGAAATAATACGAGGATCAAAAGAAACAAAATCACACCATTTGCGACCGCTTAATAACATATAGCATTGCATTTGATAATAATATTCAGGCTGTTCACTTAAAAAGGTTTCATCGTTTGTTATAAAGCAATGCTTTAAGTGATTAGCGCCATTGTAAGGGCACTTTATTTCAATTAACCCATCTTCGCCTACTAAGCCATCTGGACTGCCTGTTAAGCCATCTATTTCATTTGAGTAAAGCATTAAAGATTCCTTAACTTCATTTCCTGTTACCGATGTATAGAATTTCTTAGCAATAGGCTCGTTATCATTACCAAATTCAGTTGCCATGTTATTAACTCCTTGCTTTACTTCACCGCTTAACTTTTCCCAAACCTTTTCGAGTATATAAGTTTCTGCTGTTTTAGATAGCACGTCCTTTTTAGAACGTGCTTCAGTCATTAACTTCCAAATCTCACTTCCAGTAAAATTACCTTGACGATTTATAAACCATTCAGGGCTGTATATTTCAATTGTGCTTTCCATAATTAATTAAATTTTATTTGTTTTTTTTCATTAATATAATCTTCAAACTTGAACTTTAAAGGAGTTATTAAATACCTTTTTGATATTGCTCTTAAAAACTTCATTTGTTTGTCAGTCATATTTTCATAATCAAAAGGAATGTTTATCAATTCAAAAACAAAATTTTTTATATCCCAATCTGATTTTATGCCTTTATGTTTAATACCAAAACCAATAACATCTGAATGAAATTTTTTAATTGAATAATTGCATTTTTTACTCATATCTTCAAAATATATCATTTTAAGAAATACATCATAAATTTGCTCTTCATTCACTACTGACCAATTAACAATTGTGCTTTCCATTATATTGACTTTATTAGTTTTGTTTCTACTTCTTGACTAACTTCATATTTTTGCTTTATAGCTTCTATTGAACCGCCTTTCATTAAATACTCAACCGCTTTGCCAAAGTGTTCTGTATCGGCTTTTAAAATAGGTTTTTGAGTAGGTGTAGTTGCAATAGCTTTGTTAGTTGTGTTAGCATCATCATCATCAATTTCTAAGGATAATAAAGAGCAAATAGTATATCTTCTAAAATAAGAAATTGCACTACCTAATTGTTGAGGCTGTAATCCATTCGGCATAGGAATAAAAGATACTATTGAATCTTTGCCATCTGTAATTACAGTTCCTATTCCTCTTTCATCTATTGGCTGAGTAATCAATAAACCAACTTCGCTAAGTATCGGTTTAACTTCGCTTAATACTTGCTTTAATGTAGCGTAAGTATTTTTAAAGTGTGGATTTTTAGCATCCTTTTTAATTACATTGATTTGCTTTTGAAATTCAAGTAATCTTTGTGTTAGTGTTAATTGTTCGGTAGTTTTCATTTTTATTTTTTTTTAGATTTCTTCAAATGTTGTTGTTGGTTTTAATACTTTATATCCTAATAATTTTATATGGTTTATCATTTCATCAACGCTAAGGCTTTTTGTTTCAAATAAATTATTATTACTTACTTTATTCGTAGCTCTTTTTTTTCTCATTGATTGTATTTTTTCCTGAGCAATAGCATAGATTTCTTCAACACTCATCATATAAAATTTATCTGCTTTGTCATATAATCCATTACCAATTCGTTCTAAACAACCTGAAT